TGGTGGTGATGCTGCAATAGCTATTGGTGGTGATGCTATCGTACATGCACATGGTAATTTAAAGATGGGTGCAGAAGATGTGTATGTTGGTGCCAGAGGAAATATGGATTTAAACTGTTCAGGCAATTTTAATTTACTTGTCGGTGGAACTACAAATATAGCTTCTGATGGTAATATGACACAATCTGCACCTCGTATAGATCTTAATAAATAAGAGATAAACTATGCCTGCAGTAGCAAGAAAAGATAGTGAAGATACGGTAGCATCTCCTGATGGTTCTGGTATTTGTTGTTCTAGTGCTTCTATTCAATCTACTGATAAAGGATCTAGCGATGTTTTTGTTAATGGTATAGGAGTTGTAAGACAAGGAGATGCCATGATAACTCATGATTATCCAGGGCCATGCTGTAATCCACATGCTCCTACTTTATCTACTTTCTCTTCTACTGTATTTGTCAATGGAAAAGGTTTAGGCAGAAAAGATGATGCTTATGGTGGTGATCATATCATATCTTCTGGTTCAGGAAATGTATTTGCAGGATAACTAAATGGCACGCTCAGACAAGTATACTAGTTTAACAAATAAACCAAGTTATTATAGTGATTTTTCTAATAACTTAGATGTGAATCCAGCAACAGGATTCTTAGCAAAGATAACTAATGAAAATGCTGTAAAAAATTCTATTAAAAATATTATCCTTACTATTAATGGTGAAAGATTTTTTCAATCTACAATTGGTTCAAAGATCAACGCTTTACTATTTGAACCTATGGATGGCCCTACAGCAATAGCTCTAGAAAATACTATATCAGAAGCTATTAAAAATAACGAACCAAGAGCTAATTTAAAAAGCGTAGAGTTATATCCTGATCAAGACAGAAATGCATACTTAGTTACAATCATTTTTAGTATTATAAATATCCCTGAAGATATAACTTTTAATTTCTTTTTAAATAGAGTAAGATAATGGCTAACAGTTCAATAAACCTAGTAGGTTTAGATTTTGATGTCATCAAGAATGATTTTAAATCATATCTAAAATCACAAGATCAGTTTAAAGACTATGATTTTGATGGCTCAAATATGTCAGTGTTATTGGATATTTTAGCTTATAATACTTATAAGAATGCGTTTTATTTAAATATGGCTGTATCTGAAGCATTCCTTGATTCTTCTCAACTAGAAGCTTCTGTTTTATCACACGCAAAAGAATTAAATTATTTACCGAGATCTGCAAGATCATCTAGATGTAAAGTAAGAGTTGATTTTCAAGCAAGCGGAGATACACAACCCTACATTATAGAAAAAGGATCTTCATTTACTGGTATCATAAAAAATGAATCTTTTATTTTTACCGTACCAGAAACATTAACTGTAGCTTCTACAAATACAACTTTTAGTTATGAAACATATCTTTATGAAGGTATTTTTCTAAAAGACTCTTATATAGTTGACACAAATATTGAGAATCAAAGATTTGTTATAACAAATAAAAATGTAGATACGAATAGTTTAGTAGTTACTGTATATGAAGATGGTTCTGATATTGGTGAAAATTATTTTCAGAGCACAACTCTTCTTGGTTTAAATTCTAATAGTAAAGTATATTTTCTTCAAGCTAGTGATTTAGGAAATTATGAAATAATATTTGGTGATAACATCATAGGTAAAAGCCCTAAAAATAATTCTAGAATAACTTTAGACTATAGAGTATCAAATGGTGAGAGAGCAGATGGTGTTAAAGAATTATCGATAAATTTTGATCCAACAAACGGTGATATTTTAGAAACACCTGAAGTAACTGTTACCGAAAATGCACTAGGTGGTATGCAGAGAGAATCATTAGATTCAGTAAAATATTATGCACCGAGACATTTCCAAGTTCAAGAAAGAGCTATAACAACTTCTGACTATGAAATTATTTTGAAAACTCAATTTCCAGAAATTAATACACTATCTGTATATGGTGGAGAAGAAGTCGATCCGCCAAGATACGGTAAAGTGTTCATAGCTGTTGATGTATCAAATGTAGAAGGAATACCGGAAAATAGAAAGAATGAATATTACTCTTTCATAAAAGCTAGATCACCACTTTCTATAGATCCTATTATTGTAGAACCAATATTCACATATCTTTCTGTTGATTCTAAAGTAAGATACAATATTAATATTTCTAAGTCTACTCCAGATAGATTAAAAACACTTGTTACACAAGCTATATTAGACTATAATCAATTATATCTTGATGACTTTAATGCAACATTAAGAAACAGTAAATTAAATTATACTATTGATTCTGCTGATTCCAGCATTGTTAGTAATATTACAGATGTATTAATATACAAAAAAGTTATTCCTAACTTAGGAACACCGCAGAATATTGATATATTATTCAACGTAGCTTTAACAAATGATCTGCCAGAATTGGCCGATAGTCATCCATCTTCAGATAGACATACCATATCGAGTAGTTTATTCAATTACAATGGTATTGATGTTAGCATTGAAGATAATGGTGAGGGTGTTCTAAGATTAGTACAGCCAATAGGTGATATGCATAAAAAAATTAGAGATGTTGGTACAGTAAATTATGATACTGGATTAATAAAATTAATTAATTTTACAGTTAATAGTTATCAAGGAAATGAAATAAAAATTTATGCAAGACCTAGAGATAGTGATGTAAGTGTAAACAAAAATACTATCTTAACTATAGAGCCAACTGAAATAAAAGTAAAGATTGAAGCGGTTAGAGTTTAATGGAAATAATTGAAAAGAAGATTTCTAACTTAATCGAGAATCAATTTCCTTCATTCTATAGAGAAGAAGGACCAATTTTTATTGAGTTTGTTAAACAGTATTATAAATGGTTAGAAAATGAAAATGCTTTAAAACATTCTAGAAATTATTTTGATTATAAAGATATTGATTCTACTACAGATCAATTTTTGGTTTACTTTAAAGAAAAGTATTTAAAGAATATTCAGTTTGAAACTACAACAAATACTAGACAACTACTAAAACACACTCTTGATTTATATAGATCTAAGGGTACAGAAAGATCAATCGATCTTCTATTCAAACTAGTATTTGGTGTTTCTTCACAAATATACTATCCAGGTGAAGATGTATTTACACTTTCTTCTGGTAAATGGAAAAAGCAAAAGTACTTAGAAGTAAATCTTAATAATATTAATAAAGTTTTTTCTGGTGAAACTATTATAGGTTTGTTTTCTTCTGCTACAGCATATGTTGATGCCGTAGTTAGAAAAAGAGTAAAAGGAAGATTGATAGATGTATTATACATCTCATCTTTAAACGGTAACTTTGTTACAGGCGAATATATTAATGTTGTTAATGATGGTGTTTTAGATGGTGATAGAAAAACGTTTATATCTGGTTCATTAAATTCAGTTATTGTATCTGATATTGGTGTTGGCTCTGATTATTCTATCGGTGATATTGTTGATTTAAATTCAGTTTATGGTATTAATGCTAAAGCTCGTGTTGTTTCTATTAATTCTACAGTCGGAACAGTACAATTTGAACTAATAAATGGTGGTTATGCGTATACTGATAACGCTAGTATAATAGTTTCTGAGAAAGTTATATCATTATCAAATGTTGTTGTATCAAATACACAAGTTAATAATTATTTCGAAATCTTAAATAACTTATACCAGCCTCAAGCTAATATAAACTTTTTAAATGCTAACGGATTTTTTACTCCAAACGATTATATCTATACTTATCATCCAAACAACGATGTGATGGGTATAGGCAAAGTTATATCAACTTCAACTAATACCGCTACTAATGGTCAGATTTATGTAATTAGATATTCCGGAAACCTTCAAGCTAACGCATTCTATACTACAGGAAATACTATTGGAGCAAACCAATCAGTTGTAAATGGTTATGTAGATAAGACCGTTAGCGCAAACGTAGTAGGTATATCTTCTAACGTAACTCTATATATTGCTAATACAAATAAATCATTCGTTAAAGATACAGTAATATATCAAGTAAATGATAGTAATACTGTAACTGCAAATGGCACTGTATTAAAATATACGCAGACTCTTGGTTCTAATGGTATTCTGGAAGTAGCTAATAGTTTCGGAGTATTCAGATCATCAAGAGCAATATACAGCACAAATAACTTAGTTTCAAACTTATCTTCTGTTGAACTTAGAGTTGGTGTTTTTACAGTTAATGGTACATTCACATCATTTAGTAATAATTATCTTTATTCTAATTCCGAGAAGTATGATACTACTGCAGTAGTAAAAAATATTGGTCTTGGTTCTGGCGCTTCTTTCAGCATATCTAATGATATGCTATATGAAGAATATATTGATTTAAATAGTGATTACTTATATGAATTTTCTAATACAGAATTAGATACTACATAC